GTCTCCCCGGCATTTTTCAAAACCGAAAAAAACAGGGGGGGCTATTTGCAGGTCACTCTCCCCATCTCGTCCACCTTAAAACGCCGCATATCGCCTGAGTGCTCATCTTCGTGACAGCTCCGGCACAGTGCCTCAAGATTAGAGAATGAGAATGCGATCTCAGGATTGCCGATGTTCTCCGGCGTTAGATAAGCCTTGTGGTGAACGATCACCGCAGGCTTGTAGATTCCACGCTTCAGGCAGCGCTCGCACAATCCTCCTACGGAATCAAGATAGCTCCGGCGCGTGTGCTGCCACGCCTTGGATTTATAAAGTTTCTCGGCAAAGTCTTTCATGATCTCCAATCAAAAGAGCCGGCGCGAAGACCGGCTCTGTCGAAAACGTAAAAGACGTTCGGCTTCAGGAGGCCCCTCATACTTTTCGACGATACCATTATAGCACATCGAAATTAAACATTTTTCAACATTCAAGGTACTTCAATGCGAACGCCTTGAGTGCCTGTCCGTGAACGTTGCGAATGTATGTTTCAGTGTAGCCGAGTTCGTCCGCGATCTCGAAGAGCCTCATCCGGTCAAGATACCGGAGCGACAGAACCTTAGCATATAGATCATTCCCGATTCCGGAGATCTGGTCCTGGATCAGGATGAACTTCGCGTGATATTCCGATACAAGCTTCAGCTCTTTGCGCTCCAGCTCATCGAGTCTCGCAGCGTACCGTGCCATAGAATCTGCCGGAGAAGTCTGGACGCGAGGCTTGTCATAACGGATGGCGCCTGCAGACCGTTTCGTGGCCCGGAGTTCTTCGATCAGTTCCTTCGTTCTCAGAATCATTCCTGACAATTGGTCGAGCTGATTAAGGTATCGCTTAGCATTCACTGCCACGTCCTCCGTAATCGTAATAACCGGAAGCGCATCCGGTGCGGACGAACCTGACATTGCCACGGCTCGCAACTCGCCTGGCGTTCAGATCCTGCGTGAGTGAGATCTCATTAAAAGCGCGCTGGATCTTCTCGCCGCTGTCCTTAACGACGATCGTCTTTTTCTTTTTTGCCCTGGATAACTCACGTTCTTTCTTCTGGCGAACGATGTCATCAAGCGCTTCCTGCATCGTCATATCAGCGAGCCGGTTCCTGATCGCCGACTTGGAGCATCCGACTTTTTCCGCCAGGAACGAAACGCCTCCGGTTCCGTAGGTTGTTTCATAGATCGTCGATTTCTTTATAAGTGCCATCACTCCACCTCCATCTTCGCCCCGCAGTTCGGGCAATAGTTAAAATCATCGAAATTGTAAAGGTACGGCGTTGTGTGATACTTTCCACAAACGGAACACTTTGCACTCTGCCACTCATCTATTGCCTTTCCATCCTCAATCACTTTTCGTTCAATCCACTTTCCGTGAACATTCTCTCGAACATCAACCGTCTGGGCATTCTCAAGTTCAGCCTTTAAGTCGTCCACATCGCATGCTCGACAAGGTACTTCACCAATTTCATAAATGATTCTCCACTTGCCATTCTTAATGCCCTTACGCTTGTCACACTCTTTACAGTAACGCTCCATACAATCATCAATCAGTGCATCTGCATCAATCGGCCTAATCTTCTCTCCTTTCACCATACTTACAAAAGAAATCGTCATTTGGAAATGCTTTCACATGGCCGTCAGTATCAACAAATGGGCAAATGTCACCAAATTCGTCCACCGATGGATTATACTTACAGTCCTTACACCGCACCACCTCGACAATATCAGGCTTTGGCTTTTCGGGTTCCGCTTCCGCTGAGTCAATATTGCAAAAGCACCTGTCATTTACAGGATAAACAAACTCTTGACAATAGCCTTCTTTCCCGTCTTCTGTATCGAAATATCGGCAGTCTTTACATTTCATCCCTTCACCTCATACAAATCAAAGATGCTTAATTGTGTCACTCCGCTTTGTTCCTTCCCTATGACAAAATCGCATATAAAGTTTCTTGCATAATCACTGGAAATCATTGACCGCTCTTCAGAGCAAAGGCCGGCTGACGTACTTCCTCTCGACGACATAATCGTTTTCTGCTCCTTGTCTTTTTGAAACGATTCTCCATACGTCGGATCGCAATTCCAATACCAGTAGGCCGTAGGCTTTTTGAAATAATCGCCGCGCTTCGTCCGATCCATATCAACCAAATCAGGAGGCTTGATGAAATTCGCCTTTAGATATGTCTGCTCGCTCCACGGATTTTCGATGATGAGCCTCAAGCCTTTCCGCACACAGACCGCGACAAACCGAATCAGCCTATCGTAAAACTCCGTCCGATCCGCGCTCCGCTTCAGGATTTTTTCGATCTTCTCGTCAAAGGACAAGCACCGATAGTTCGTATATCCCAAACTGAATGCCATTTGACTTGTCGCACAGAAAAAGATGCACGGATAGAATGCAATAATCAAATCGTCTGTTTTGATCGCGTCAAACACCGTTTGCACCCCCCCCTCATAAGCACGGTCGATCTCCGAAAACAAATCCATCACATGATCCGTCTCTCCGAAATTGTCCTGAATGTCATAATCCTCCGCCTTGATACCCATCTTCCGAAACTCTCGCTTGAATGTTCCGCTCTGCTCAAAGAAACAATGCACTGTTCCGGCGATCTTCAATGTAGCACCTCCTGAATCTGCGGATACTAACCCGTCTTTCCGGGTTGCCAGGCCTTTTGCCTACCTAAGACATTTCACGGAATCGAACCGCACTTTCCTACCAATCCTCTGCCATTGAGTTGGAATCGAACCAACACCCAGCGGTCAGGAGGATTCGAACCCCCATCAAGGTCGTTTCGCGCCACTACACCTTTTCAAGAGCGAAGCTCTCCCGTTGAGCTATGACCGCACGTGGCTTTTGGTCAGCCAACCGCACATACCCACATTATTGGCCTGCATTGCCGCCTTAACAGGACGGATACACTGGGGCTGTGGTCCTTTTGCTCCTTCCCCCGCTATGCTCGGCAAGGATTTGCACCTTGCATAATTGAAATTTCACGCCTTATTGTGCTTATTGCAAGTCACATCAATAAGAAATCAATCTTACGAAATATGCGTCTACCTATTCCGCCACGAGCAATACTTATTCTTTATCTTGTGCGTTTTCTCTCCTGTTTCCTCTAGCACAAAAGAAATCATCATTCGGATGCTCTGTAATATTGCCATCATAATCCACAAGTATGCAGAGTTCACCAAGTATGCTGCCCCCCAATGGATTATACTTACAGTCCTTACACCGCACTATTTCCACAACATCGTCACTGGCTATACTGCACTGAACAACCTGCCGAATACTTTTAACAGTAATCAAACCACTATCTCTGTTGTCCAATTTAAGAATTTCATCCATAAATTTTTCCGTGTCAGTATATCTTACCATTACTCCACCTCCCACAATTCGTTAAGCCGTCCGAGGACTTGATTAACATAAATCATGTTCGTCTGTCCGTTCGGCTGGTAGTGCTGCGAGATCGCGCGGTAAATACCCTGCTCGGAAGAATCCGTCAGATACGGCGCGATCCGGTCAACGTAGGCATTGATGTTTGCGCGGTAGTCGAATACGTCACCGTAGGCACTGTTCCAATACCAAATGCGGAATGAGAATAGCCCTTTGTCCGGCACGGCATCATTCCCTTGCTGATTCAGCGGATTGAAGCCCGATTCTTGCATTGCCTGAGCGACTGCGAATTTGAAGAACCATTCAGCGCCGATCCCGGAAAGGCGGTCGTAGAGGTACTTCTGCCACGCTCTTGTGGTGCCGTCCGCAAGGCGCGGTTTGCTCGTCTTTAAGCCTCGCCATTGCGCGTCGATCTGCTCCGGCGTGAAGTGCCAGTAGACACCAGTCCATATTCCGTAATAAATCGGTCTGTGATTCGTCGTACTCTCCTGATCCACGGATTGAAGTGTCTCGACCTCGCAGACATCGGTCGGCACATTGCATTCTCCCCGGTATTCCACAGAATTGTCTTCGACTTCTTCGCTTGCCGCTTGTTCACTTTCTACCTCGCTTTCAATTTTGCCATTTTTCGCGGATTCCGTCTCGCGGTCGGTGAAATCCTCGACCGATTCGTTAAAATCGAAATAAACCGCATTTTTCGCGCTCATACGCGCCGCCGTGATGGGGTAGACATCTTCGCTCTTCGCGAAAGCACCCACTCCGCGCTGGCAGTCATTGATCCCGACCGCAAACGCAAAGATGATGATCGCCGTCAGACAAACACAAAACACAACTGATAAAATGCGTTCCTTCTTCATCTCACGCCTCCTCATACTGCCAGACAACCGATCCGACCTTCAGATCCTTCTTGTCGTTCACCTGAACCCGAACCATCTTGTACCGGCTCCGGATCAGGTACGCCTCGCGCTGATTGGCACCGCCCCACTTGCTGGTGGCCGTCCAGGCATCCTCTGACCGATCTGCTATCTCGAAGGCTCTCTTTCCGAACCGCTCATGCCCTGCCTTGCAGTCGCACGGCTTTACCGTCTCGATGCCTGTCGGGTACCGGAAGAACACATATCCGAGATCGTTGCACCGCTTGCACTCAGCCGGACCTTCCTTTGCCGCCAAGACTCTGTTGGCCGCTGCCTCCCTTGCCTTCCTCTCGCGGATCCCGTCCGTGTACTCCACAATGTCGTGGACCGTTGGCGTCTTCGACTCGCTCCGGATGTAGTCCTTCACCGCGAACGTCACGTCATTCGCCTCGTACTTCTGAAGCGCTTCCGCCCAGACCTGATGCGTCATCTGATCGGAGAAGTCCAGGAACGAGAATGCCGCCTGAAGCATCTGCTCGATTTTCACAAACTCACTGCTGTTCATTTACTTCCTCCTCCTGGGCTCTTCTCCTGATCGCCTCCATCTTCTCGGCGAGAGTTGGAGGAGAGCTGCGCGCCTTGGCGCGCTTTCTTTCCTTCTTTACATTCTTATACATTCTTGTTTGTGTATCGTCCGGTGTATCGTCCGGTGTCTCGTCTGGTGTATCGTTGGTGTTCCACCGACCTTGATAAAACCCATATTTCACAACGGTTAGAAGTGTTCCGCTTGGTGTTCCGCTTTTTGTGATCATTTTTTCCGAAATCAGCAAACTGATGTATCTGTGCGTCTTAGAGCGTGACCAGCCAAGTTTTTCGGAGAGCTTCGTGATGCTCGTCAGCATCGTTCCGCGCTTGATCTTCGTTGGTGTGTGATTCACAAGGATCGTCCGGTCTTCATGATTGACGGTCAGAAGGATGTACATCCATGCCCGTAAGTATTCGGCGTCCTGGAAGATCCAGTGATCCAGGATTGCACGTTCAATTTTTATCCATCCTTCCATCTCTAACTCCTAAGATCTCCATGATCTTTTTCCCGGTCTGCCGCTTGTCGCAGAACAGGAAGTCCACTCCGTACTTTTCTCTCAGCGTAGCCAGGACCTTGTGCAGCCGTTCTCCTGTGATCGCTTGCGGCGATTCCTTCAGCCGAGGATTCTTCCAAAAACGAACTTCTTCCAAATCGCGGATCTGACCGCCGTGTTCGCAGAGGATCACGATCTTGATCCCGGCTTCCTGAGCCCGGACGAGCTCAGTGCGGAATCGTTCGTGCTGCTGGCAGACGTTGCTGGCAAGCTCCTGAAGGTTCTGCTTCCGGTCCACTACCAGAAGGCCGTTTCCGACCTCCTGATAGTCACCGACATAGAGCTTAGTGCTCGCGTGTCTGATGCCGGACTGATCGAACGTCTCAAGGATCCTCTTGATGGCGTGTTGATGTTCTCGTGAGTCGACCAGAATCATCGTGTCACCGAAAGGTCAGCTCGTCCTGGCCGTCCGGAACGTTCATCCAATCATCGGACGCAGGAGCCGTTGCCTTCACTCCAGGAAGATCCTTGCGCTCAGGAACGGACTGGCTGTCGAACTTGTTCACGTCGAAGAACCAGCGGATGCGCCTGCGAACAACGACCTTGTCCTTGTATTCTTCCTCAATCTCTCCGAAGTTGACGCCGATCTGCGTGTTCTTGAACTGCTTACAGAAGGCACCGCCCCACTGGATCTCTTTGCCGTTCGAATTTTCCCAGGCTGAGCAGAACTGCTTGAAGGCCTTGGTAGTGAGCTTATCCTGACCGACAGACAAAACGTACTGCGTTCCATTGAACGGCCACTTCTTATCTTCGCGAGTGTCGTTCTTGTATTGTTCTGTGAAGTAGCCGGCCTGCTCGTCGATCTTGTCGAAGTCGATATAGACCACGATCATGTCGAGGCCGCTCTTGCTCTGAGTCTCGCGAACTTCCTTAATGATCGCATAGTGCGGTCCGAGTTCGACCGGAGTGAACTCCATATTGCCGGTGCTGGTGTTGTCGTAATTGTTAGGCTTATTCATCTTCTTCCTCCTTCTTGTTTTCCTCATCTGATCCGGAGCGATTCTCCCTGCTCAAGGTGTGCGATCTTGCAGGCGAACTCGTCGTTCCTCTGAAGCGCTTCCTTGATTGCCGCCGTGTCGATCTTCGGCTCCTGCTGAATCAGCCAACCGGCAGGCACCTCTTCAGGATGGTCGACCACGACCTTCGGCGGATTCTTCTGGATGCCGAAGCTGAAAAGTTCCGTCTTGAACTTCGGCTTCTCGCACAGAATCATGGCCTGTTTCAAATGTTCCTTCATACGGTCGATAGAATTGCCGATCGTGCGCTTCCGCGCTGTTAAACGGTCAATTTCTGCCTTCAGAGCCGCCTCATCCGCTTCGAGCTGGCGGATGACCTTTGCGTAGCCGTCGGCCTTCTCCTCGATGTCACCATCGAGGCCTTCGAGCGTGTCGGAGATCACCTGCGGATCTACGTCAGGATCTTCGGCGAAGGCGAGCAGCTGGAGATATTGTTCTGTAAGTTCATAAAGTGTCATCGTCATCTTCCTCCTTGAGTGATTGCTTGCATTTGAAATCAATGATGTCGAGCAGGAATCGGATCTTCTCGGTCTTCTCCATAATGTATGCGCCGCCGGTCATATCCTTATCGAGCTCAATGTTGATCGCGCGTACCATCCTTGCAACGTTCCGAAGGTGAATCGCCACGTCAGACTTCTGAACGGCATCAAGTACGCCGGTCATTTGTCTGCCTTCTTTCCGTCGATCTTCCAATAGGAGCGGATCTGCTTGTCGACGAATGCCAGGTCGTTCGGGATCTTCAGTTCGAACATTCCCTCCGGAGACTTCGCCGTATTGGATCCGTCGCTCTGAGTGAGGAAGAAGTGATCCTTGCCGTCCGTCATCGCCAGCAGGCAGATGTCGACGCAGCCTTCGAGCGTCAGATAATTGTCGAGCATCTGACCGACCGTCTTTGCCTTGACCTTTCCTTCGGAAGTGGTCTGCGTGTGATGCAGGAAGTAGCAGATCACGTCATCCGGCGTGTTGTACGCGATGAACTCGAACAGATCCGAGAAGTTCTTGCCGATCTGAGTGTACTTCTGATATCCCGTGTCGTTCGCCTTCTTGAAGTATTCGTCGACCATCAGATACTGGCTGTCGTCGATCACCCACGTTCTGGTCTTCAGATCCGGATTTCCGAGTGCCTTGTAGATGTCACTGTAGGTCGCATGCTTCTTGACGATGAACTTCTCACCGCCGATGAAGGGAAGCGTTCCCTTCCGGACCGAGAAGATGCCAACCTTCGTAGGATCCATGTTCTTGACCGAGTAGGTCTTACCGCTGCCGCTTTCGCCCAAGATCAAAACCGGGATTCCCATCGTCACGCCTCCTCTTCTGCTGCGAGATCCTCGTCCGGATCTTCGCCGAGTGTCGCGGTGGCTTCCGTTGCGAGCAGGAACGTTGCGACATCGACCATTGTGTCGCGCCTGGACTCGTACTTGTCGGCCTTCTCAATCTCGTCCGCAAGCCATCTTTTCAGTTCTGCCAATACATACTTTTCTTCGTTCATTTTTAAGCCCTCCTGAAGCTCTTTAATTTGTCAGCCTATAAACGGCCACCAGTTTGCCGGTGTAGCCGCAGTGCTTCTTTCCAACGATCTCAACGATCCCCTTTTCCGCCATCTCCGTCAGCCTTGGTGCGGAGAAGTTCCGCTCCGGAGTAGGCACGAAGCCGTTCTGATTCATCGCTACCGCGATCTCCTTTGCCGTTCCCTCACCGATCCAGCCGAGAATCTTCCTGATCTGCTGGTACCGGATCGACTTGTCGACGGTCTCGTTGGCTTCTCGTCTGGTCTCTTCCGTGATCATCCGTCCACCTCCCACAGTTCACTGTTTAGTTCCTTGAACGTCTTGAAGTCGATCGGAATGTCGTCAAACTCGTCGCCTTTGAATCCGGTGAAGATCATCGGTCCGAAGAACATCATTCCCAGGTATTCACAATTGAACGGAACATCATCCCGAATCGCGCCTTCCTCGTTCACGATGATCACGGTGTCGCTGGAGATGGTGACGGTCTCGATGTAGCCGCCTACGAACCTCTGCAGGTTCTCAAGGCTGTCGCTGATCAATGTGCTGTACGGCGCCTTGCCTGGCATCTTCACATAAGCCTTTAGTGTTCTCATTGTTGTTGACCTCCTGAAGTCTGTTTTGTGGAGCCGGAACTCCACTTTCAAGGCAAAAAAATATCGTTCTTCTGCCTCGGTGATAGCCTGAAGAAGTGGCAGAACGACGAGACGTCGGTCACAGTCCACTTAGTCTTTCCGGAAATTAGGCGATAGAAGCGTTGTTCGCTCATTCCGAGATTTCGCGAAATGAAGCGGTGAGTCATGCCGCTGTCGTCAATAATTTTCCGGATCTCCTGATGATCCATACATAACCTCCTTCCTTCTGACAAACCACTATATGTGGAGTTGAAACTCCCCCTTGAGGACAATATATCAGAAGTGAGTTGTAAGTCAACCACTTTTTGAAAGTTTTTTCATTTTTTTTGATTTGCTTTTTCGTATTTTTTGATTGCTTTTTAGGAAATAGTTGTGTATATTCCTAATTGGAGGTATTAAAATGGACGATGTTAAGACAGTAAATCAAGAAGTTGCAGAAAGAATAAAAGAAGCCAGGAAGGCGGCAGGTCTCACTCAGGAAGAGCTCGGCAAAAAGGTCGGAATGACCAAGTCCGGCATCAGTAAGATCGAGACCGCATCCTTCAATATCGGCCTCGAAACTGCAAAAAAGATAGCCAAAGCGACCAATACGGACCCTGGCTATCTCATTTTCGGAACTGATTATGTGCGCGAGGAGATCATCCGGCTCTACGATCTTCTTCCGCAGGAGAAGAAGAATCAGATCCTTCAATCTCTGAGAGAGATTGTCGGAGATCGAGCAGGAGTTTAACAGCTTCCTCACTGGTCAATTTGCTGACCAGGCATTCTAATTCGTTCACAATATCACCTCCTCGGTAGTTTTTGTACTTGTAATATATAGAACATTCGTTCGATTGTCAAGGGATTTTTTAATCGGTTTATCTGAACATTGCAAACTTTTCAAGTACGCAATACGCCCGTATTATAAGGCGTTGGAGTGCCTCTTCTCCGGTCTGAATGGGGTTCAAGAGGCCGCAAGTTCGATTCTTGTCGCTCCGATCGCCTACGGCGTAAAGTCCTTATTTTACGCCGTTTTTTTATTTTCCGGGAACCGGATAGGTGTACTTGAATTGTCATAAAAAACACGGAGATTCAAGCACACATGATCAGGCCAAAGTTTAAGCTCAAAATCAAAGGAATGAAGGTCAGCGATGCCTTCGAGGAGTTTCTGGACGCGAAGCTGGCCGGAGGCGCCAGCACGGAGACGCTCAGGGCGTACCGGTGCCACTTCGGTGCGGTGTCTCGGTTCCTTGACGTGAAGATCCCGATCGAGGATCTGACGGATGCTGCGCTCCGGAGGATGGTCGCTCAGATGGCGAAGACGGATCTGTCTCGGAACTCGATCAGGTCGTACACGGCGACGCTGCACAGTTTCACTTCTTGGATGCGCGAAGAAGGCATCTGTGACGCGCAAATTGCCCTGTTTAAGGGTGAGGAAAGCATCCCGACCACTTATTCCATGGATGAACTGAAAAGGCTTCTAAAGCGGCCTTTTCGGCGATGTACGTTCTGTGAGCTCAGGAACTGGACGATCGTCAATCTGCTGGTGAACAATGGATGCCGTGCCGCGTCGGTCAGGGCCATGCAGGTGAAGGATGTCAACCTCGATCAGAAGGTGATCCTGCTCCGGCATACGAAGAGGCGGAAGGCTCAGGCGATACCGCTCTCTCCGGCTCTGGCAGAGATCTTCGAAGACTATCTGGAGATCCGGCGCGGAGATCCGGAGGACGCGCTGTTCCCGGACTCGGTCGGAGCGTTTATGTCGGCGAACTGTCTCAGGAACGCGATCCTGAGGTACAACGAGTCACGCGGAGTGCACACACACAGCATACACGCCTTCCGGCACACATTCGCAAGGCTGTACCTCGTTGAGTGCAATGGAAACGCTCTGAAGTTGCAGCGGCTCCTCGGTCATTCCACGCTTGACATGACAAAGAAGTACGTCAAACTGTACGACGAGGATCTGATCAAGGACTTTCAGAAGACTTCGCCATTGTCTGTAATCAAATAAAAAATCGCCCTACACGGCTGGGATGAACAGTAGACCATACCGTGTAGGGCTTTCCGATAATAAGATAAAGATAATCCGGAGGAGGTTGAACCGGATTATTTTTTTAAGTATTTGGACGAACACCACCCGTCGAGGTTGCCGTACTTAACGTTCCACCAGTTCCCGGCGGTGTAGCCGTCAGCGGTGACTTTGGCGTTCTTCGGCATTGTGACGATATAGCGGTGAAGCACGCCAGGGCCTTTCCGAAGGTACAGTCCGGTCGTGACGGTGTACGCGCCGATTAGGTTCTTGTCGTAGGCGGTCGCACCATCGGGCTTGACGGTTGGCTGGATCGGTTCTGCGTCGGAGTAGTCCGGCGCGATGAACCCGAAGATCCGTGCGTCCGTGAGTGCGGTCGTGCGGCGTGAGCAAACGTGCTTGTCGCCGTCGGTGTTGTTTCCCTCGATTGCGGTCACGAATCCATCGCCGACAGTCTCGACGCATCCAACGTGATTCGGCGCGCCGTTCTTGTCCCAGTCGTAGAGAATGAGGTCGCCTGGCTTCGGCGAATAGGTCTTCTGCCGCCACAGTCCTTTGTTCTTGGCGGCTTGGTACAGTTCCCATACGCCCATCTCGCAGACGGTGCGGTCGGTGAGGTTCGCCATCAGCGCAAGCGCGGACTGCTGAATCGCGCACCACGCCATTGTGGCGGTCGCCTTGATGCCTCTCGGGAGCGGATTCAGGTGATTATAGGTGTCCACAAGAAGCGTGTGCCGCTGGTCGCCCTGCACCGTGCCGAGGTACTGCTGATTGAGTTTGACGAATAGTTCGCGGTCGGTCATGCTTTCCTCCTTATAGTGCGGTGACGGTATCGAAGAAAGACCCTGATGGGGGCCAATCATAGCCGATAGGATTAAACCCTTCATTACTGCTTGTAGTTGAATCTATAATGTAAACAAGATAATCACTACTACTATACATTAAAGTTGGTGTAAATAAGTCTGTGTTCTTTGCCGCACCACCAATTATAAGAGATTTTGAATTGAGACCGTGATGTTGTGCCATATAAGTCTTAAACTCACTCAATGTATAAGCGGTGCTTTTAGAAGAAATTACATTCGCACAAATATCATATGCTTTAGTGGCATTTCTAAAATCACCATTAAAAAGTCTAATCGTGTGCAAGTACAACTTACTTCCCCCACCAACGGCATAATTCGTGCCATTCAGTTTGAGCGAAGTGAGCGTTGTTTCACCGCCAGAGAGCGTGGGATTGGCAGAGGTGTTGTAGGCATCAAGAACCACATACGCACCATCGTCACCGTGGCGGTGGTACAAATCCTTACCTGCATTTGTAGCCAAAATCAAATCACCATATTTCGCGTTGTTGCCAATCGTATAGTTTGCACTATTATTATTCGGAAAAGAAATGATTTGATTATCGCCATATCCCAAAATCTTTTGCGAACTTGAAAACTTCAAATTCCCTGTCATCGTACCGCCACTTAACTGCAAGTACCTCAAATCCGCGTCAGCCTGCGAGATTCCGCCGTGTTCAGAGACATATTCTTCAGTCGCAATCGGAGAATACGTCCACTCATCGCCATCATTCGTACCGAGGTCGGGCGCATAGCCTTCTCTCACACGGACTTTATAACCGTCATCGCCAATGGTGATTTCGCCGTCTCCTGCGATAAGAGTTGCACCCACGCCAGTGTCTCCCGACTTCATCATAATACTATCGTCGGAAGTGTCGTGGGAAAGCCGACCGTTGAACGTGCTTTCCGATGTTCCGCTTGTCTCACCGTCAAGTTTGCCGTCAAGAGCGTTCTTCAAGTCTGTTTGGTCGGCAATGTCGCCAGTGATACTGCCCCACGCCGCGCCTTGCGGAGCTTCTTCCAATGCCGTCACGCGCTCGTCCAGTTCCGCGACAGAAACGCCCTTCTCTGTGGTCTGCGGTGATCCGGCTTCCGTCGCAAGCACGCGCACCGTGAACGGGAACGACTGCACCGTCTCGTTGTCCGCTTCAATCTCAAGGTCGCAGTTCACATACCCGGCGGTCGTCAGCACCTGATCGGCATCGACCGCCACCACCTGACCGTCAACCGTTGCGGTCTCCGTATAGAACGTGCCGTTCGGGCGGTGAATGTAAAGCCGTGCGGTCGCGCCTTCGGGAACGGTGAAGTCCGAGAACGCGCAGTTCAGCACTCTGCCCGTGTCGCCTTGCATCGCGTACACGGTCGGCTTGACCGTGTACTTCGTTGCTGATAAAATGATCGTCTGTGTAAGCATAAAACCCCCTTAGATTCAATTACAGTCCTTAATGCGTGACGACTGAGAAATCTGCATCTGCAAGGATGCAGACAAGTGCGCCATACTGACCGCTTACCGTTGAAGAACCGCCAGTTATGTTATACATCGTTGTTGCAGTACATTCACCAACCATAGACATATCGGAATCATAATTGCAAATAACGAATGTGTTCTTTGCCACTTCATAAGTGTGCGTTCCTTGTTCTGTGCCAGTATGATGAATCTCTCCATCTGCACCAGTATACAAAAGATCGGTTGTGCCACCAGCCGTATATGTCATCGTGACCGTCTCAAGCGCGCCACTGCCACCGCCACCTTCGCCGCCGAACGCCTGCGCCATTATGAGTGTTTTGTAGTCCATAGGTCACCTCACGTTGAAATCGTAATGCTTGCGGTTTCTTCTGTCACAAGAATTGCAAGTGCCGTAATACCCATATCAGAAATGTCTACATAGGTACATCCAGTTACGCTTATATCCCCTGTCCCGGATGCGTTCAAAACAAGCGCAACAATACTTCCAGTGACACAAGTAATATCAGTTGGCCCTTCCAAACCATACTTGCTGTCAAGCGTCCCCACGTCTTTCAAATATCCGACATAGTAAGTATAGCCGCCACCACTAATTGAAAGTGTACTCATCTTCGTCCCTCCTTAATAACCGATAGTAATTGCCGTATCTTCTTCGATTATAACAATCGTGTACGGCGCACCGTTATCACTATTTTGGTAAACAGTCTCTGTCGTTGCAGAAGTTATGACATTGCCACCAGTTGCCGCTCCGTCACCCGGAACGACAAAAATCGTCGAGTTCTGCGGAACTGTCAATTCGTAATCGCCGCTTGTGGTGTAAGTCACGGATTTCAGCGTGTTGTCATCGTTCGCGTCCAAATAACCGACGCGGCATTTAAGCCCGGACTGCATAGTGATCGTCACTGTCGCTGGAACCGCAGGCGGCGTGGGAGCCGGATCGCCCTTCCACTGGATCAGACCGTCCGAACGCACAAACGCCGTCTCGAACGCCGATGTGATGATGAGCGTGCCAGCGCCCGGAATCGTGTCGAAGAACTGCGTCAGATCTCCCTCGATCAGGCCTTCAAAGCCTTCTGCGCTCGCAGGCACTTCTGCCTTCGTGTCCGCGTAAAGCAGGGCGCTCGACGGATCCTCTCTTCTAAAGTCCAAAAGTTTAATCATGTCTCGTCTCCTTCGTTCTCAATGATTTTCTTGTTTTTGAAAAACTCCCTGCTCTCGATCTTCAGCAAGATGCCGAGGAATGCAACGAGAGCCGCCGCCGTCGCTACGATTTCCGTGTCGAACCCCCAACCCCAAATCTTCGCAAGCGCCGCGTACAATGCCGCCACGCCCGGAATCACGATCTGCGCGATTCGTAGGAAATCAAAAACCGTCTTTTTCATCTTCCGCTCCTTATGCCATTTTCCGCTCGAGGTCGTCGATACGGTGATTGACTGACTTTATTTTCTCTTCCTGAATTGCCGTGCTTTCTTCCAAGCGGTATGTTCGCTCAATGATCTGATTATGTTTCTCCATCTTCGTTTCCAGTTGCTGAAGACGGTATTCCATAACCGCCGCACTCTTCCGGTTCGCAAAATAGTTCCCGGCCAGAGCGAACAGCCCGGTGATGATCGCCGTCAAAATTGGGATCATAATGTTCAAGTAGTCCATCTTTTCTCCTTATTGCGGTACGGCTTTCAAAAATCCGTTCCCGTCAATCGTAATCGTGTAAGCCGTTCCGCCACGCACCATCTCGATCGAGTTTCCGCTGGCGCCGAAGACGAAGGCATTGTTCGCATACCCGAACCTTGTCACTCCGGAGCCCGTCACACGGATGATCGGAGTTCCGTTCTCCTGGATCTGACCGCCTCCGACATTGATCAGGTTAATCTTTCCTGTCGTCTGGAGATCTCCGTTGTGGCCGACCTGCATGTTCGGCGTGTTAATGAAAAACTCTCCGGAGTTTGACGAGATATAAACGCCGCCGGCGCTCAACCGATAGCCGCTGATCGCCCAGTTTGCGATCTGCCCGGACGTGGCCGTCATAGATCCGGCGTTCGTCACCCTGAACGTGCCGGAGCCGTTGTTAATCTCCAACCCGGTGATCTTTCCGGCCGTGATGTTGTCTGCGTCCAGATTAGTGACGTTGACTCGTGAAGCATCGAGCGTTCCGGCCGTGATCAGATCTGCGCTGATCTCGCCGTTCATCGTGGCCGCCACTGAGTACGTCTGGCCGCCGTCGTTGGTGTAGCCCCATCCGTTCACGTTCCAGCGCCACCACTTCGTTGCCGTGTTCGGATCGTTTGTGTCCATTATCCGGATCTCTGTGCAGACGCCGTTCCCGTCATAGACGAAGTAGACGACGCCGCCGGTGGCCGCTTCCAGGATCTGCCGAGCATTGGACGCGGCGGTCACGAAGATCTCCGTCTTGTCACGCTCAATTTCCCTGGTCGATTCCGCAGTCTGCGCTGAAAGTGAAAGCGTCGTTTTGCTTCCGAGCGTTATGTTCGAAGATCCAGGATTGAGAAGGTTGATCTCCAGCTTCGTTAGGATGAAATACCGGTCGAGGCCGTGAGGCTCAGAGACGACGCGGATCTTGTCCAAGATCCTGAACTGCTGGACAGCGGAATCCGCCAGTCCGAGATCGAATGCCGAAGCGTCGATCGTTAGGTTCGCCCACTGAGCATCTGTCAAATACGTCTGTGCAGCGGCCTTCAGTGTCGCCGGATCTGAAATATTGTCAAACGTCTTTGTCTTCCAAACGTTCCCGTAGATCCCGGATGCCGTGCTGACGATATAGTCTAAGCCTGCGTTGACGGTTTTTATCGTCACACGGTCGTTGATGCCAGGCACCGTCTGCGTCCGGAGCTGAGCCCCGATCGGGATCAGGACCGTGCAGATCTGCGAGGCGTCGAAATCTTCAGCAAGATCCAGAAGATTAGATCCGATCTTGATGATCTGCAAAGACGTCCGAGGCGAATCGGCGAGATAGTCCAAATGCCGGACGCCGTTGTTCCACCGGCACCGGAGAAAGCCGCCGAACGGAGAAAGCAGGCCATCGTTGATGGCCGAAAGCGTCGCCGTGTAGTTTGTGGTCCGGTCAAGCCCGGAAGCGTTCACAGTGACCGCCCCGATGCTGAACTGCTTGTCGGCGTCCGCCTGGGCGTTGTGCTGCGTGAGCAGTGACGCCAGATATGTTGCGGCTGTCTTGCCGGAGTATTTCGCCGGCCGCTGCACGGTGTCGTTGAGGTACGCCAGCTCACCTTCGCAGCTGACGGTCTTCTCGTTCCAAAAGTTTGTAGATTCGCTGATCGGTGTTCCGAGGAACAGCAGTTCCGCGTCCTGGTACACCTCGATCGTGTTCTTATGGAGAACGATGCTATCGTATGCCGGATGATTCGGAGCAATCGTGAACTCGAAGGATCCTGCCCTGTTCGCCTCAAGGGAAAGAATGGCGCTGACCAGAGCGGTGTCTTCAAGTACGTCAATCGCCAGCGGATCTCCGTCGATCAGGATCTTATACATCAGAGCGCACCCTCCTCCATTGTGATTTCAATCGTTCCGGCGCCGTGAATGCCAAGCGTGTGCGTTCCTGTCGGAAGCGCCAGTCCGAAGGCGGTGCTCACTCCCTGCGGAAGCGTCCACGTTTGGCCGTCATAGGAGACAGTGAAGTCCGCCGCCGAAGTGTCGAAGGTCAGATAGCCACGCGCCTTGGTGACGGTGACCGTCGTCGTCACGTCTCCGGAGATCGTCTGCGAATAGACGGTCGTTGGCGTCACGTCACGTTTGAACGGATGCGCCTTGATCAGGATCTCGATCCCTGCGGATGCGCCGTGATCCTCAAGTGGCCCTACGGTCGCAAATCCGTTCCAGTAGTATGAATTATCGTCTCCAAGGATGAGATCCACTTCTCGGCCGTGTATGTCGCTCATAAGCGCCATATAATACGCCGGCCAGTCGGATCTCTGTCCACGAAGTTCCACGCCGAGAGATATATCACGCGTCTCGAAACGCATGATCGGCGACATCATGGCTGTCAGATCCAGCTCACCGTCTGCCAACGGAATGTTGACCGTGACGCGCTTCGGCTCCGGAGCGGAGATCTCCGTATGAATATGATTGAGATGGTAGGCCGTTTCGGCCGTTCCGTTAATTGTGAATGCCATTACACGAACCTCTCATTCTTTGCGGCGATCCGGCCGAGCGCCTTATCCATGCCAGGAGCGATCTTCCCGACCAGCGCGTTTCCGTCAATGTAAACGCCCATCTGCGGAGCAACCGCAAGAAACTGTCTCATCAGCTCAATCAGATCGTCAAGCTTCTTTTCCACGGCGTCAGATGCGGTATAGCCGGCCTTCTCAAGCGGAACGACCGTCGAGCCACGGCTCATATACTGAAGCTCAGGTCCTTCCTCGCCGGTGACTGTCCAGCCTTCCTGCTTGATCACGCCACCGTTCGCCAGTTGCGGAATCTGCGGAATCTTGACGTCGCCCATGCTCCACTTGGCGCCAAACATATTGCCGACCGCCGTGATCACCGCTCTGAGCGGCGCAAGTAGCAGGTTGATACCGTCGATCATCTTGTTGATGAACCAGATCACGCCGTTCACGCCTGCCTTGAACGCGGTCTTGATGCCTTCCCAGATGCTCTGGACGAAGGCGACAATGTTGCCAAGCGCGCCCTTCAGATTATTCCATCCTTCCGTGATTTTCTGTGCGATCCATGTGATTGCCTTGCCGAGTCCTGTCATCAGAAGCTCGATCAGCATACTCAGGAACTGGATCAGCGGCTTCACGACAATGTTGATGATGTCGAGCAGCGGCGGAAGGATTGCCAGAAGCAGATCAAGAATGGGCTGGAGAATCGGCATGAATGCCTGGAGAAGCTTCACGAAGATTGGTAGCAGTTCCGCGACGATCTCGATGATCGGCGGAAGGAGCTGCTCCAGGAAGTCCATTAGTATCGGCAGGATCTGCTCGATCAGGTCGAAAAGCGGCGGCATCAGCTTGTCGAACAGCATCTCAAGAATCGGCGCGATCCTCTGGAACATAGCCATCACTTTCGGCATCCAGTCGAGGATCTTGTTCGCGAACTTGAGCACGACAGGCATAACCTTGGCGCCGATCTGCTGGACAATTGCCTGAAACGATTTCGTGACGTCGCTCATCGTGTCTCCGAGCTCGACGCCTGCCTTCACGTCTTCCTCAGCCATTACGAGGCCGAGATCGTGAGCGCGCTGTGTTAATGCGGCGAAGTCTTCACCGCTCTGCTCGATCAGCGGTGACAGATTATAGGCGACATTATTTCCGAAGAGTTCCGCCGCCTTTGCGGCACGTTCCTCGGCCGTTCCGAGCGCCATTACCTCATTGAGCGCGGATTCCAGATTCAGATCCGTGCCTTCGAGCGCCTTGGCTGCCTTCTCCAGGATCGCCATCTCGACGCCGCTCTGGCCTGCCGCGTAGGCAAGCTCCTGATAGGCATCCGTAGAGACGCCCATTCTGATCGAGGCCTTGTCTATCGTGTCGGCAGTTTCAGCCGTGGAGTTTGCCAGGGCGACCACGCCGGAGACCGCAGCAGCGGATGCACCGACGATCGCAGTGCCAACCTTGGCGGCTCCGGATGCGACATTCTTAAAAGTCTCGCCGGTTTTCTTCGCCTTATCGTCTGTTTTTGAGAGTGATTTGTTCGCGTCTTCCGTGTCAACGAACACAGATCCGACGAGCTTGAATAGGTTCATTTATCTTTTTCTCCCACTTTTTTCCGGATTTCCTCGACCTCCGCGAGAATATCCTCTGCCGGCCTCCGGTCAACGTTTCCGCCGGTTCTCCGGTTGTAGTAGTCAGTGAATGTGATTTCCGGGATGTACCGCATATACATAAGCGGCAAAATTACGTTGTATTCGGCCTTCAATTCGTTCCGAATGTTCTCCTTCGAAATTTGCTTATAAAGTCGCGAAAACAGGCCGATTTCGATGTTCAGGATCGTCTCAGGCGTCCATCCGTACCGGGCCGCAAACAGATCTATTACTTCTTCTTTGCTACGAGCCCGGCGAGCGATGTAAAAAAAGCCTTCCACCTCGAAACGTCAACGGATGCAACGAAGTCTCTGATCTGTTCCATAAACTCGACGGCATCCATGTCCTTCAGTTCCTGGACGCTCTTCTCCAGAGGCCCGGCAAGGAACTCGTAGAAAGCTTCCGTTGCTCTCTTGTTTCCAAGGTGCGTGACATAGAGCAGGATCTTCGCGCCTGCTTCCTCTTGAGTCACGCCCTTCGTGTTCATGAGCGTGTTCAGGGCGCTGAACGCCTCTTCCGCTCCGATGATGTCAGCGACATTGAGTGCCGCAAAGATGTCCTCAGACTTTAGATTTCTCATTTTTTGCCTCCTGAAAAAAGGCGGACCGTAAATGTCCGCCTTGCCATTACGTCGTCGCAGTAATTGCTGCGAAAACGGTGTTCATGCTCGTCAGGAACGTCAGCGCATTCAGCGTGAGCGTCGCCGTCGAAGCATCCATCACCACGCGATCGAGAACCGGTCCGCGGTCTCCGTCAGCGTTGATCTGCCTGAACTCACGCTCAACCGTGAACGATCCGCCGCCGCGAGTCAGGGCGACATCCGTGCCGTCGATCGCGAAGACGCCTGCGCCGAGCAGGATCTGATCTGCTTCCGGATCTGCCGCTGCACCTGCGTAGGTGATCTGCCAGGGCTCTTCGTAATCGGATGCCGTGGCGGTCATGTGATTCGTGTTCGAGTAGCACCCGGTCAAGGTGATCTCCTGAACAGTGTCATCCTTCTCGGCAAAAGCCCAGTCAATGTTGCCCATGTTGATCGCATTGGCCAGCGTGATCACGACCGCCTTGCCGCTCTTCGTCTTCCCGGTCCATGTGACCTGATGGAAGTCAGTTGTGGAAACGATGCCGTTTCCCTTGATCGTATAAGACATGCTCATACCCTCCTGTAATTTTGTACTTGAAAACGCACCACCGCGTGGCAGATGCTCTTGTCCGGATCGTCAATCGTGCCGGCAGACGTAAAGTAGAACGTCGGCAGGATGTACGGTTGAGGATCGTTTGAGAACGACAATAGGTCAACCACCTCGTCGATGATGTCGAAAGACTGTGCACGGTCCTTCGTCCAGACGTGCACATCAAGCGTCAGATCCTCACGGCCCATGTCCATCGGATCCATGTCCGAAAAGTCGTAAACGACATGCGGATACATCACAGATGTGGACACCTGACCGTAGGCGATTCCGTCGCTTTTGATTTCCGGGAAGTTGTCGCGGAGATGCTCAAGCTTGTCTTTGATTACTTCCCTGAGCTGATTAGTCCTCATCTGCTCCTCCATCAAACTCATTTTCGTCGATCATCCTCGCAAGGCGGTCCGCCTCCTCCGACAGTCCGGACAGGTACTGCGATTCGAGTTTCACGATCGTAGCGACGTTGTTCTGGACCGTTTTTGTCAGCAGACCGAGTTTCGGAATCCCGGTCGAGGTTCCGAACTCCTGGAAGTACGCATAGAAGCCTTCTACATCTTTTCCTTTGCTGGAATGCGGAAGGCCTATGTCTACACGCGGATAAATGGTGTTCTTGTTCGAGAAGACCTTGAACTTGGTCACTCGACCGCCTTTACCGGTGCGCTTCTTAAACCTTTTGTAGTATTCTTCCTGGAACTTTTTGCAGAGAAACTTTGCCGCATCACGCAGGCCAGCCCTGGCCAGCTCGAAAATGGCATATTGCGTGGCGTCCAGGTTGCTCTCGTAGGTGATCTCCGTCTTGCCTTTTTTGTACTTAATCTTCGCTTGTGCCGGAGGCATGCCCATGATCGACACCTCGCTGGAGAGTCAGCTCCAGCGCTTCGCCTTTCCTGAATGTACGAATGACGGTGAACCTGATCGGAGCCGTCATGCCGAATGGCGTATACTCCACAATCTTCTCGCCGTGGTAATCAAGCCAATTCGTCAACGTGATCTTGATCTCCGGCTGGAAGCCGACAGTCATGCCTTGGTAGAACTCGCGCATTCCAACGCTCTCTTCGTCTCCGAAGACATGGTGCACGATTTCTTCCGTGACGGTATCGCCGTAGATGTTGATGATCTTTTTTTCTTCGATCAGAGAAAAGTCATTCCACATCAGACCGCCTCCATACCATAGGCGGAGGATTCGCGCATCTGGCCCTTCTGGCTGTCATAGGATGCCCGAAGACGGTCAAAGTCTTCAGGACTTCCGAAGTGCATCCGGCAATAGGTAATGACAGCACGAATGACCAACGGATCAGTGATCGTCACATCGACAACCGCACCTCCGGCATCAGTGACGTTCGTTGCGTCAAACTGAGCGCCGATGTGCTTCAGATCCGCGACGCCTGCCAGCAGAAGATCGACCAGTTCCTCGTCATATACAGTTGTATTCAGGCGCAAGGCCAGTTTAAGCTTCTCCAGCATTGTCTATCCTCCGAAAAGCGTTGTAATAGTCTTCAGTGATGACCGTATAACCGACGTGGCCCATCTTGAAGGACGGATCACAATAAAGCGTGTAGCCGCATTCTCGCGCTCTCCAGCAGAAGGAAAGATCCTCTCCGACGCCAGGGAACGGATCGAACATTCGGCCGTACTTGGCCGCAACGTCGATGATCACGCTCGTGTCCATCAGGACGCCGCCGAAGCCGCACCCTTTGACTTCGAAGATCTCCTCCGGAACCTTCTCCAGTCCGTTGAAGTCGCATCCAGTCTCAGTGACATCCAGCAGGTCAAACAATACCGGAGAATACGGCGGATTCCGTCTGAAGTACAGTGCCGACAAGAAGTCGAGCTTCTTCTCCTTCAGCACGGCAAGCATCCTGATCAGGAAGTCCGGCGGAAAGACCATGTCGGAGTCGAGCCAGAGAACGTAGTCTGCCTCTTCCTTGACTGCATTTTTCGCAAGAGTGTTCCTGCTTGAGTAGACAAGCGAGCCGACCTGGAAGCCCACGATTATCTCGCACCCTTCCGGGCGCTGCAGCATCGCAAGGCTCTGTGCAAAACGCGCAGGGATCTGATCCATGCACGGTACAGCAATCATCACTTTCATTTTTTGCCTCCTGAAGCAGATTTACTTAGTGAGTGATCTTGCAGAACGCCTTCGGAGCGACAATGCCGTGCCCGACATATTCGCGGCCGAGGATTCTGATGAGATCCTTTTCCATCAAGGTCTTGTCGTCGAACTTGATCTCGATTTCGTCGCCGTTCGGGAAGTTCGCCTGTGCGCCAAGGCCAAGGTCACCGACGATGGCGTAGGTCACGCCGGTCGTCGCCGCCGAGAAAGCCGTGATCGTGTCGTTGAACAGGACCGGAAGGCCTTCAAACGGATCATAGCCGAAGTTGCCAGCTGCCTGAGCTGCCTTAAAGGCGCCCCAGGTTGCCTTGTTCATCATAACGACCGGATTCGCAGCTTCGTCAGAGAGCTGTGCAAGCGCCTGAGCGACGAGGCCGAGCGTGACAGTCGTGGACTTGATCGCCGGAACGCCGGGGCCGCCGGTCGTGGTCACGGTCGCGCAAGCTTCGATGTCAGCCACGATCAGATCCGCTGCCTTCTTCGCGATGCGATAGGTCAGTTCGTCATAGATGTAGTCCAGGAACTCTTCGCCGGCAAGATCATAGACTTCGTCGGAGATGGAGATCCATTTCTTGATGGATTCCGGAACGAGCTCGACAACGCCGAGAACCAGGTTCTCTTCGCTGACAGCGCTGTTCGCTGCTTCCGTGTGAACGGTTGCAGGATCTGCGGAGACCTCAAAACCGATCTTCACGTTGCCTTTGAGATAGGTCTTGCGGACGCGGCTCATGATGCCCTCGCGCTCCCAAGCGGTGCGGACACGGCCTTCGACATATTCAGCAACCGGAACAGGACCGGAAACATTCTCGGTCAGCAATGCACGGCACTCCGCGTCGGAACCGGTCTTGATGTAGTTGGCAAATGCCACGTTGTACTCATGAGATTTTCTCACTTCAAGATTCGTCATTGTTTTTCTTTCCTCACTTTCAAAAGATTCTTTTTCTACGCCGGTCTCCAGGACTTCCCGGATCTCTTTGGCGCGTTCTTCCGCAGCGGCGTTGATCGCCGTCTCGCGGTCATTCAGCTGACGCTCTTCTTCGTTCAGCTGGTCCGTTTCTGCTTCGAGCGTGTCCAGGGCTTCGGCTTCAGCCGTCTCCAGAGCGCTTTCGATCTCTGCCTTTCTCGCTGCGATCTCTGCTTTTCTCGTCTGGACTTCGTCGAAGGTCATCTCTGCAATATTCATGAGATGTCTCCTTTCAGTTTCTTCTGGATCCGTTCCACTTTCTCCCGGCGTTCGCGCTCTCTCCGGCGCTCCTCCTCGATCACTCCGTCGAAGAAGGATCTCGCGCTGATGTCCGTGTTCGGATTTGCCGGGATGCTCACGGCGCTGACGTCGTAGACCTTCCGGATCTTAAGGATGCTCCGCGTGTGAGTTTTCTCATTGTAGGAGTCCTCTTCGACCGTGAACGCCCATGACATCTGCGTCACAAGTCCGGCCTTTATGGATTCATACATCTGGCGGCTCGCCTCCGTCGAGGACAGGTCCGCTCTGATGTATAGACCTCTGTCGTTCTCGGTGATCGTCAAGGTTCCGTTCGACATCCTGGCGTACACCATTCCCTCGTGATTGTAGAGAAAGATCACGTCTGACGTGTCTGCCTCCATCAAGGCGTTGCGGTCGATCTGTTCCTGGTATTTGATCCCGTCGAACTCGTAAAGCGTGTACGGATCATTCCATGTCGTCGCGTAGCCTTCCACGATAAAGTTCTCATCTTCAAGCGCCCGGAACTGAATATCGGGCATCTGTACCATCCGGTACTCTCTATCATGCTTGATTGCCATTGTTTTCCTCCTCGTTCTGAGTGATCTGTGCCGGCTGTCTGTCTTCGCCGACGAAGTAGTATTCACCACGGATCGGCAGGACGTCTCCGCCCTCGATCGCGGTATAGTTAAGAAGCTCGCGTCCTTCGTTGATCGTTATGAAGCCACGATCCGAAAGCGTCGCAATGAAATTGATCTTGTCGCCGGTGCTCATATACTGGAGCCTGTTCGCCGTCACGCGGACCTTCGCGCCATGCGCGATTTCCAGATCCGAGAAAAGCATCAGAGTCAGGACTTCCTCCAGCTGGATAGCAAACGGCTCGATCGCTCCGTCAAAGAATGCGTCGAGCTGTGAGCCTGCGGCCGTGTTCTGGACGACGTTCTCATTCACGCCGAAGTAGTCGAAGACTTGCTTCTCAATCAGTTTCTGATCATCCGGAGAGATCGTATAGGGCTTGCTGGTGATCTGCTGGATGTTGTCGTAGGTGTTCGGGAAGAGCAGGAAACCGGAGGAATCCTTCTTCAGGTTCCGGGCCGTGAAGTTCTTCTGCTCTTCAGCCAGATCTTCCGGATCTTTCCAGTTCGTGGACCGTGCCATAAACCGGAACGACGCGGATGCCTTGATCGCCTCCTCGATGCCCTGGCGTTCGATCGTCAGGAGATCCATTGTCTCGTCAAGTGCCGTATTCCGCTCGCCGAAGAAGTCCGATTCGTACTGATGTTTCGTCACGATGCCGCACTGTCTCAGGCGGACCGCGCCACGGTCACCCGTGGAAAACTCATACTCAAGCCACTCCTCGCCCCTCTTATCTTCCAGAATCTTGCATCTGCTCGGCAGGCACGTCCAAAGGCCTGCGATGTCGCCATCCCGGTCGATGATCGGCACAATGAAGAGAGTGTTCTGCATATCAAGGATCGTGCTCGCACGGTAAAGGAACTGGCTCCACGTCTGGAACTCGTTCGGCCGTTTCTTAATGATGGTCTGAAGTTTCGGTCTGGCGGCGCCGTTGATCTTCACTTCGAGCTTACTAATGTGCCTCGCCTTCGCGTCTATCGCGGATCTGACGATTCCGCATTCGTAGAGTTTCCCGTTCCACTTCCGGAAGGTCGGCTGGTATGCAGTTAGTGTCCGGAAGTAATGCCGGACTTCCCGACGGGCCCGGATTCCTCCGAAGATTTTGTCAAACAGTGACATGATTTACCTCTTATGATTCTTCAATTGTTCGCCGATCTCCGCGAACCACTTCTGGCGGACGCAGAACGCATCCAGCAAAGCCGCCATTCCGTCTATTCTGTTTGTGGCGCTGATCTTGATGAGCTTCTTCCTGCTCGTTTCGTTGTTCAGTTTCAGCGCCGCATTGAGCATGTGGATCTTCAGGAGATCGTTGTCTCCGCATTCCAGGGCTCCGTCTCGGATCAGCCCGTCAACCTCGTTGATGACAGGCGTCAGATTTTCGCCCTGGTAAACATCGTCAACCTGGTAGCCATATCCCTGGAGCGCCTGAATGAGATATGTAGCCGAATAGCGGTCATAGCCGAGCTTCAGCGAGTAGATCTTGTACTTCTCGATCAGGTCGTGGAACCACTGTTCGCAATCGTGATAATCTACGAAGTTTTCACCTGAAGGCGTTAAAAAACCGCGAGCAACGTATGCCTTGTACGGCACACCGTCACGAGCGGTCGCTTCATCTATCTTCTCAGCCGGCATCCAGAAGTGCGCGAACACATTCAGGCGGCCGTCTTTCTCAATCACGCAAACGGCAGCGGTCAAGTCTGTCGTCTGCGACAGATCCAGTCCTGCCACCGCGTAGCAGCGCTGGAAGTCCTCGAAATGCAGCGGCTTCCCGGAGAAGCACTTCGAAACGTCCTGCGTGTTCAGCCAGGCGGCCGAACTGTTTTGCTTGATATTGCAATACTTCGTGAGGAACTCCGCCTTCTTTGAAAGGCTCTGCTCCGCAACGTTGATCTCGCTCAGGATGTAGTCGACCGGAACGGACTTGCCGAGCATCGGCATGCTCTTCCTGAGCTCGTTGATGTCATTCCACTTGTCGACATCCTCGATCATGTAGAGCACCGGCAGGAGCCGCGTCTCCTTAGAGTCTCCGAGGAGGAACCGCGTCGAGCGCTTCATTAGCTCGTCATATATCCCGTCGTTCTCATAGCCGGACGTGGTCACTGACAGAAGCAGCGCGTCTCCGGCACGGGCTCCCATTCCGGACTTCATGACCTCGTACATCTTCAAGCCGCGATCTCCTGGCCATGCCGCAATCTCATCGCAGATGCACAACGAAGGATTGAAGCCATCGGCAGTCTTAGCCTGGAACGCGATCTTCTTCATCGTGGAATTAGATCCGGAGATTGACAGATCAGATCTCCGCTTCTTCGGAAGTGCCGAATCATCGTTGATCTTCGTGTTGTGCGCGTCGCGTTCATCGCAATGTTCCTTTAGGTCCTGATATTCAGGATCGAGCTGGATCATCTGCCAGGTCGTATTATAGACAATGTCCGCCTGATCGAGTTTCGGCGCTACGCAGTAGACCTCCGCTCCGTAGCCGCCGGCTCCGCCCCATAACTCATAATCAGCGATCGCCGACATCAGAATCGACTTGCCGTTCTTCCTGCCTTCGACCAGGAGTGCTTCCCAGAAGTGCCGTTTTCCGTTCTCGTCCACGATCCCGTAGAGCGCCGAGATAAAGGCCTTCTGGAACGGCTCAAACTTGATCCGTCCGGGTGCCAACGGCCCCTTGACGTGGAAGCAGTGCTTCTCCATCCAGTCGATCGCACGGTTCGCCTTCTTCTGGTCAAAGAAAAAGAGGCCGTCCTCCAGCCCCTTGATCAGATATTCGTAAATCAGCTTCGTCCATCGGCAAACGTTCTCTGTTCCCTCGGTTATTCGCTGATAGTAGTCATAAATCCAGTTCGTTCTGTTCATCTCCTGGCGTTTCCCCTCTGGTCAGCCCAGGTCTGGCCGTTTCGCTCTCGATTCCGGTACGACAAAAC